TCAATGGTTCTGACATTATGCGAATTACTTTGCAAAAGTTGAGCAGAAATAGCTCTTGATGCAGAAAATCGATCTGGACGATAATAAGGAAATTCAACTTCAATAGTATCATTAATTCCTAAATTTGTCGCCACTGATCCATTTCCTGAAAGAGAATTCCACCGAGAAGACAAATATTTCTGAACAACTGGTCTTCCTGCTCCAGCTGGGACTTCAGAACTGAAAAAAGTTCCGTTATCCGTAACATGGAATCCATCCCTAGAAACCATAGGAGAATAAGCGATTGAATTAGAAGTAGAAAAATAAAACTTCTTTCGCATTCCTCCACGGTAACCAGCATACGCTGGTAAAAACCAAGAATGGAAAGCAGTAGGACCAACTGTCAAAGGTGTAGTTCCATCTTGAGCAAGATCAATCCCATTAGGATCATATCCAGTATGGTATGGCAAATTCTTATTCCTCAAACCGTTAATGCGCACTGTATCAACATTCGCTTTGGTTGGAAACCAATAACGAGTAACAACGTAACGCTTGCACAATTCTCTAATGGAACATGGAGGATCACCATAATACACTAAATAAGTAGCGTCTTCTTGATCTGATTTCTTTGCAATAGTCGTTATTTCAGACGGTGCTGTTGGTTTATCTGACATAGTAGTATTTCCAGTCTCAGTATTAGGCATTCCGCTCTGCGAAGGCAAAGGTTCTGGCCACAAATGAAATTCTGAAAGATTCTTATTGCCAGGTGCTGCGAACTTGAAATCATCACAAGCAGAAACAAATACATTGACACTAATAGGTGCATCAATACTGGGACAAACCAGATCATTGAGAACAACCAATTCCAAAATGCCATTCTCTTGACCTTGATTGTTAAGCAACCTAACACTGTCGGAAAAATTTGATCCAACACTATAAGGTTTACCACAATTAAGCCAAGGAACAGATTGACCCCAACCAACCACAATTTCGAAATCATCTGTTTCAGCAATATCGATAACTC